CGCGTTGATGTTGAATATGGCGGACAACATGGCCCGCCGCGGTGTGCCGGTCGTTTACTTCAGCCTTGAGATGCCCGCCAACGAGTTGGCCGCTCGCGTTGTCTTGAGCCGCGCCGAGACTAATACCGAGATCATTCGCAACGGATTCCTCACCGCTTCCATGAAGCACCGGATCATGGATGCCGCCACGCAATTCAGCACCGAGCCGCTCTACGTTGATGACCGCGGCGGCCTCACCCTCTTGGACATCCGCGGCCGCGCCCGCCTCGCCGTCCGCCGCTGGGGCGTGAAGTGCATCTTCGTCGATTACCTGCAGCTCGTCAGTCACTCCGGCGCCCAAAGCCGCGAAAACGAAGTCGGCTTCGTCAGCCGCGGGTTGAAAGCCATGAGCATGGAGCTGGGCATTCCAGTCGTCGCCGCCGCCCAGGTCAACCGCCAAGCGGAAAACCGCAGCGACAACCGCCCCAAGCTCTCCGATCTCCGCGAGTCCGGCAGCATCGAACAGGACGCCGACATCGTGTGTTTGGTTCACCGCCCTTGCTACTACGCTGTGCAAGACCAAGAACCCGACCCGCAAGATGCCGAATTGATCGTTGCCAAGCACCGCGCCGGCCGCACCGGCACGCTCAACCTCACATGGCGTCCGAGCCTCACGCGCTTTGAAGGCACTGCCCCGGTCGGCCGCACCAGCGACAGCGATGGCTCGGTCTACGCGCCGGCGAAACAACTTTGGGAGGCCATCAATGAATAGCCGAGCCAAAGGCGCCCGCGGAGAGCGCATGTGGCGCGACGAGTTGCGCGAAGCCTTTGGCGACTCCGGTATCCGCCGCGGCCAGCAGTTCAGCGGACTCGGCGACTCGCCGGATGTGGTTTGCCCGTGCCTCCCTGACTTCCACTGGGAGGTCAAATTTTGCCAGGTCGTCAAGATCCGCGACTGGATGGCCCAAGCCATCCGCGATGCCAAGGCCAAGCTCTTCCCTGTCGTCGCCCACAAGCGCAACGGCGAGGAGTGGTTTATCACGCTCCGCGCGCAGGACTTCCTCACCATCCTTCGCCGCTCCGATTTCCTAGTCCCAACACAAACACAACAACCAACCACATAATAACCATGCCAAATACAACCATAACCACACCCGCGGGCATCGCTCGCTATCCCAGCCTCAACCGCGCCGACACCAAGTTCGACGAAATTGGGGTCTACAAAGTCAACCTTGAGCTGTCCGCGGAAGACGCCAAGCCGTTCATCGATGATGTCGAAGCAATCCTCGCTGAGTTTGTCGCCGACAAAAAGCGCGAGCTGAAGAAGGACAAACTCAAGATGCACGCCGCGCCTTGGGAAGAAAATGACGGCCTCGTCCAGCTCAAACTGAAGGTCAAAGCCATCGGCAAGACCAAGGCCGGCGAAGAGTATTCCCGCCAGCCGAAACTATTCGGCGCTGACGGCCAGCCGCTTGAAGCCAATGTTGGTGGCGGCTCCAAGATCAAAGTCGCGGTCGTGCCCTACGCCTGGTACACGGCCAGCCTCGGCGCTGGCATCACGCTGCAGCCGAAGGCGGTGCAGGTGCTTGAACTAGTCACCTGGGGCGATGGCGGCAGCGCTGCCAGCTACGGCTTCGACGTTTCGGAAGCCAAGCCCGCCGCACGCAAGACCGGCACCGACGACGAAGAGATCACCTGGTAACCCTCATGCCAGCGAAAAACACCACACGCAAACCCAGCACCAAGGGCAAGGCGGCGCGCGCCGCCAAGCCCGCAGTGCCGGATCGCTTCACCGAGGACGGCCGCAAAATCGTACGCCTTGAGAAGACCCGCGCCCACCAGAAGTATCCGCTCAAAGACGGCACCGACGTTCCGGGCGCCAGCACCATCGCCAAGATCGGCGAGGACAGCAGCGGGTTGATCCATTGGGCGTGGAAACTCGGCATGGAAGGCCAGGATTACCGCAAGGTCCGCGACAAGGCCGCCGACATTGGGACCATCGCGCACTTCCTCATTGAGTGCTTCCTGCACGGTCACGTTGCCGACCTCTCCGAGTTCAGCTCTGCGGATATCGAGAAAGCCACCATCGCCTTCAACAACTTCAAGCGCTGGTGGGATGACGAAGGTCTTACCGTTATTGAGCCGGAGGTGCAGCTCGTCTCCGAGGAGTTCCTCTTCGGCGGCACCATCGATGCACCGTCCCGCGACCGCGACGGCAAGATCGTCCTCCTCGACTGGAAGACCAGCAAGGCCATTGTCGGCGCGCACAAGATCCAGTTGGCCGGCTACGAGCAACTCTGGAACGAGAACCGCCCCGACATGAAAGTCCAACGCCGCGGCATCGTCCGCATCGGCAAGGAGTCGCCGGATGACTTTGAGGTGTCATGGATTTTTTCCGCAGAACCGCTGTGGGAAAACTTCAAGGCCCGCCTCGCACTCCACTACGCCAACCTCCGGCTCAAGAAAGCCGCCTAAATGAAACGCACCCGCCGGTTCGTCGTCCGAGAACAGACATTTGGTCTGGTCGTGGAGTTCTATTGCGGAACTCCCCAAGCGTCGGCGATCCGGCGGTGTGCGAACATTCTCCAGCTCGACCCCAAAGACCCCGACAACCAGCCCGACGACAGCGATGCCGCCTGGGCGATGTGCTGCGGAGGCCAAGCGGTCGTTTGGATTGAAGACGCCTCAGACACCGGATCGCTCGTCCATGAGCTGTATCACGTTGTCGCCGACTTCCTCAAACACATCACCAGCAGCGACGAGGAGACCGGCGCTTACTTGATCCAATACCTTTTCCGAGAAGCTATCAAAAAGAACAAACCATGAAAAAACCCGCAGGACTCTACGCAAACATCCACGCTAAAAAAGCCCGCATCGCCGCCGGAAGCGGCGAGAAGATGCGCAAGCCCGGTTCCGCCGGCGCGCCCACCGCCAAAGCCTTCCGCGCATCCGCCAAGACCGCCAAAGCGCGCCGATGACCTCCGGCGCCCTCATCGCCTTGGTCGGCTTCATCTACTTCGCCGTGGCTATCGACCTCGGCCTCATCCAGCACCGCTACTGGCACGGCTTGATCTGGCTCGGCTACAGCATCGCGCAAATCGGGCTATGGAGGGTAACAATTTATGACTAACTTCAGCATTCTCACGCCCGAAATCGCCGAACTCGACAAGACCATCACGCTCCTGCGCAGCAAGCGCGAGAAGCTGGTGGCGCGCGAGGCAAAGAAAAAGGCGGACGCCTTGTGCGCTGAAATGCGCAAGCGCAAACAAACCAAATGACTTTCAAGTTGCAGGCTCAAGCGGGTTCTCGCCGGCGTTCATGTGGTGTGACGCCGCGGACCATCTCCGGGATGCCCAGCTCCACCGAGCGAGACGAGTGGGGCGCCTGCACATCTTTTCCATGATCTCTTGGCCACCCCAAAACTTCCGCGTCGAGGTAGACGGCATCGGCACCTGCCGCGTGCTCTACGTTGTCGCGCAGGGTGGCATGGAGAACGACTACGTCACCGTCTGCCGCGAAGACAACGGCCGGTGGCTGACCGCGCGCATCGACCAGCTCGCTGCCGCGGAGAATCCGACTTTGGACATTTTGGGCGCTGGCACGGCTTAACAAAATCGGCCCTGGGGAGGACCGAGCGCTAACCAGCCAGCGCCCATTTACAAAATAATATGAGCATAACGCTAAATGACGCAGAGCAGAAGCTCGCCAAATACTTGGCCGCGCAGCGGCACGCAGCAAATCGCAGCAGCGGGACAAAAAACTCGCGCATTGGGCCACAGAGCGACGAGCAAACGGACCTAGAAGGCATTGGTGCCGAGATGGCGTTTTGCAAGATGTTTAACGTCTACCCTGACACTCAAATTAACGAAAGACCGGCAGAGGACGCCGTTTTGCCTGACGGTAAAACTGTGGACGTAAAAGCCACACCTTACGACGGCGGACACCTCTTGGCTGCGCGCTGGAAAAAGTGCAACGTGCAAATGTATTCGTTAATGGTCGGCAAGTTTCCGACATATCGGCACGCAGGCATGATGCCAGCCAAAGAGCTTTTGCGCGAAGGGCGCCTAAAGAATTTTGGGTACGGCGAGAGTTTTGCCGCATCCCAGTCTGAGCTGGCCGCTTAGGAGCGAGTGAACGAGCACGCACAACGCTTCAAGCCCACGCCGCACCCTGTCATGCAGGTCGATCTTGACTTGCTTGAGAAACTAGGGCCGGACGAAGGCTGGAAATACTTAAAAACACGCGAAGAGCTGATCGCCCGCGAGGCATCAGACCCGTTTCGCTATGGCTACATCCCGCCGGTGTGGAAGCGCGCGTCTGAATTGCTGGAAAAGCACCGTGAAATCCTCGTCATGGGTGGAAACCGCAGCGGCAAGACCGAATGGGCGGCCAAGGAAGTCATTAAGACCATGTATTCCAAGCCCGGGGCCGTTGTCTGGTGCTTTCAAACCACTGCTCCGAACAGCATTGAGCTTCAGCAGCCGCGCATCTGGAAATACATGCCGCCGGAGTGGCGTAACGCGCGCAAAGGACAGGTCACCAACATCACCTACAGCGTCAAAGGCGGCTTCACCGAGGGAAAATTCGTCGCGCCGAACCAAAGCATCTGCGTGTTTCGTAATTACGCGCAAGATCCTTCCACAATTGAGGGCGGAGAGGTCGATTTCTGCCACGCAGACGAGCTAGTGCCTCTTGATGTTTTAGAGACGTTGCGATTTCGCCTCGTAGACCGCAATGGCAAGCTCGCTGTCACATTCACGCCGGTTCAAGGCTGGTCGCCGACCGTGGCCGACTACCTGTCCGGCGCCAAGACCATCACCGATACGGACGCCGAGCTGCTCCCGCTCAAAAACGACAAAGGCG